ATTTTAGAGAAGCAAATAGATTATTCTTTATATTTTGGGAAGCATGCAAAGCAGATAACAGATGTTACGGGATGTGCTATCTTAAAAACAGACGTTCTGGATTTTCATTTATGTCATCGGCAGAGCTTGTTAACCAAGCGACAATATCGAGTGACGCCAGATTCGGTATATTATCTAAATCTGGATCAGATGCTAAAAAAATGTTTACAGACAAAGTCGTACCAATATCCGTTAACTATCCGTTTTTCTTCAAGCCGATCCAAGACGGTATGGATCGTCCTAAAACAGAACTGGCATATAGGGTTCCAGCTTCAAAATTTACTAGAAGAAAGCTTGAGAGTAATGAGCAACTAAAAGAACTTGATGGATTAGATACAACTATTGACTGGAAAAATACAGGTGATAACTCTTATGATGGTGAAAAACTAAAACTACTAGCTCACGATGAAAGTGGTAAATGGGAAAGACCTGATAATATATTAAATAACTGGAGAGTAACTAAAACTACATTAAGACTAGGCTCAAGAATAGTAGGTAAATGTATGATGGGCTCAACTTCTAATTCATTAGACAAAGGTGGAAACAACTTCAAAAAATTATACTATAATTCAGACGTTACAAAAAGAAATAAAAACGGACAAACTTCTTCTGGACTCTATTCTTTGTTCGTCCCTATGGAATGGAACTACGAAGGATTCATGGATTCTTACGGATCACCTGTTTTCATTAGAGAAAAAGATACAGTCAAAGGAATCGACGGTTTTGAAATTGAAACAGGCGTTATCGAACACTGGGAAAACGAGGTTGAAGGTTTAAAGTCAGATCAAGATAGTTTAAACGAATACTACAGACAGTTTCCAAGAACTGAAGCTCATGCTTTTAGAGATGAAACAAAACAAAGTTTATTTAATCTTGTAAAAATATATGAACAAATTGATTACAACGATTCTGTAAATAATAAACTAAACGTTACTCAAGGAAGTTTTAATTGGGTTAATGGTGTTAAAGATAGTACTGTAATGTTTTACCCTAATAATGATGGTAGGTTTAAAATTAGTTGGGTTCCACCTAAAAATTTACAAAATCGAGTGATAGTAAGAAATGGTGTTAAATATCCTCTAAATGAGCATGTTGGTGCCTTTGGTTGTGATAGCTATGATATATCTGGAACTGTTGATGGTAAAGGTTCTAATGGCTCATTACACGGTTTAACTAAGTTTTCTATGGAAGATGCACCATCTAATCATTTCTTTTTAGAATATATATCAAGACCTCAAACGGCTGAAATATTTTTTGAAGATGTTTTAATGGCTTTAGTTTTTTATGGTATGCCATTACTTTGTGAAAACAATAAGCCAAGATTACTTTATTATTTAAAAAGAAGAGGTTATAGAGGTTTTAGCATGAACAGACCTGACAAGCTTATTAATAAATTGTCTATAACAGAGAGAGAGATAGGTGGAATACCTAACTCAAGTGAAGACATTAAACAAGCACATGCCGCTGCTATTGAAAGTTATATAGAAAACTTTGTAGGTATTAAAGAGAATAATTACGGTGATATGTATCACCAAAAAACATTAGAAGACTGGGCAGTTTTTAATATAAATAACAGAACTAAACACGATGCAACAATAAGTTCTGGACTAGCTATAATGGCTTGTAATAAAAATTTATATAGACCAGTTCCTCAAACTAGTATTAATAAAATAAATCTTGGTATAAAGACTTATGACAATACCGGCACAATATCAAAAATTAATTAATATATATGCAAGCTACAACTACATATAGTACCTTCCCAGATCAGGTCGTACCTGCTGCTGAGAAAGCTACATACGAATATGGTTTAAAAGTTGCGCGAGCTATCGAAGGCGAATGGTTTAGAAATTCACAAGGAACTGGTTATAGATATATGACCAACTATAATAATTTTCATAACTTAAGACTTTACGCTAGAGCAGAGCAACCAGTACAAAAATACAAAGATGAATTAGCTATTAATGGTGATTTGTCTTACCTTAATTTAGACTGGAAACCAGTTCCAATTATACCTAAGTTTGTAGATATAGTAGTTAACGGTATGTCACAAAGATCTTACGAGGTTAAAGCAATGGCTCAAGATCCTACTTCATTAAAGAAAAGAACAGAATACGCTCAACGTATTATAATGGATATAGAGAATAGAGATTTTAATGCTGTTGTGATGGAAGAGTTTGGTATAGATATGACAGAGTCTAGAGATAAAAATACTCCAGAAACTCTAGAAGATCTACCAGCACATATGCAAATGAATTATAAGCAAGCTATAGAGGTTGCTGAAGAAGAAGTTATAAGTCAAATATTAGATAAAAACAAATATCACTTAATAAGAAAAAGATTAAATTATGACTTAACTGTTTTAGGTATATCTTGCGTAAAAACAACTTGGAATCCAGCTGAAGGCGTTGTTGTTGATTACGTTGATCCAGCTAATATAGTTTATTCATATACTAACGATCCTAATTTTGAAGACGTTTATTATGTAGGTGAAGTTAAAAATGTACCTTTAGTAGAATTAAAAAAGCAATTTCCTAGCTTAACACCCGAGCAAGTTAAAAAACTTCAAAACTATACTGGTAATACTGCTTACTCATCTAACTTCAACGGAAGATACGATCAAAATACTGTACAAGTTCTTTACTTTGAATGGAAAAGTTATATTGATCAAGTGTTTAAAATAAAAGAAACAGCTACTGGACTAGAGAAAACTATAGAAAAAGAAGATACTTTTTTGCAAGTAGAAGAAACAGATAACTTTAAAAAAGCTTCAAGGTCTATTGAGACACTTTATTCAGGAGCTAAAGTACTAGGTATGGAAGAAATGTTAGACTGGCGAATGGCTGAAAACATGACTAGACCATATGCAGATACTAGCAAGGTTAATTTAAGTTACACTATTACTGCACCAAGGATGTATCAAGGTAGAATAGAAAGCTTAGTTGGTAGAGTAACTGGTTTTGCTGATATGATACAGTTAACTCATTTAAAACTACAACAAGTAATGTCTAGGATGGTTCCTGATGGGGTTTATCTGGATATGGATGGTTTAGCAGAGGTTGATTTAGGTAATGGAACTAACTATAATCCAGCTGAAGCTTTAAACATGTATTTCCAAACTGGTAGTGTTATAGGTAGATCTTTAACACAAGACGGTGAAATGAATAGGGGTAAAGTTCCTATCCAAGAACTTCAGTCATCTTCAGGTGGTGCTAAAATATCTTCTTTAATAAGTACTTATCAGTATTATTTACAAATGATTAGAGATGTTACAGGGTTAAATGAAGCTAGAGATGGTAGTAATCCAGACACTAATGCATTAGTTGGTTTACAAAAACTAGCTGCTGCAAACTCTAATACAGCTACTAGGCATATACTACAAGCTAGTTTATATCTAACACTTAGAACTTGTGAAAATATATCTCTTAGAGTTAGTGATTCTTTAATGTTTCCACTAACTAGGATGTCATTAATAAATAGTATATCTAATTTTAATGCACATACTTTAGATGAACTTTCAAAAGTAAATATACATGATTTTGGAGTGTTTATAGAACTAGAGCCAGATGAAGAAGAAAAAGCACAGCTAGAACAAAACATACAAGTTGCTTTGCAAACACAGTCTATAAATCTTGAAGATGCTATAGATATAAGATCTGTAAATAATCTTAAGTTAGCTAACACTATGCTTAAAAAGCGTAGGTTAGAAAAAGAAGCTAAAGATCAACAGATGAAAATGCAACAAATACAAGCGCAAGCTCAAGCCCAAGCAGAGACTAACGAGAAAGCTGCTTTAGCTGAGTTGCAAAAGCAAGAAGGTATGGTTAATAGTAAAGTTCAATTAGAACAAGCTAAGTCACAGTTTGAAATACAAAGACTACAAACAGAAGCTGAAATTAAAAAACAATTAATGCAGCAAGAGTTTGATTACAACATGCAATTAGCAAAACAACAAACAAAAGTTGTACAAGCTAAAGAGCAGCAAATAGAAGATCGTAAAGATAAAAGACTTAAAATTCAAGGAACTCAGCAGAGTGAAATGATAACCCAAAGAAGAGAAGATGGTTTACCTATAAACTTTGAATCTAAAGGTAACGATAATTTAGGTGGTATTGGTTTAGAGCAATTTGCACCTAGATAATTTATATTAATTATTATATTATATTATGTCAAAAGAA